CTCATAAAGATAGAGAATGGCCAAATGCAGAAAAAGAGTGGGAACGATTAATATCACTACCTGTTCATCCAGCGATGACAGAAGAAGATATTGATTATGTAATCTATTGGGTAAATCAATACTTTAAAGAAAATGGGTAATCTAATATTAGGATATGGTTTATTAGGTAAAGAGATGGTAAAACAGACCGGCTGGGACTACAAATGTAGAAAAAACGGATTTGATTTACTAACATCTAACTTAGAGGATGGGATAATCAACTACATTGATTTACCACATGAAGGTAGAGTTGGATATTCAACACCACCTGTAATAGTGAATTGTGTTGGTAATACCGATACATACTCATCTGATAAGAAATCTCATTGGGATGTAAATTATGTTGGAGTATCTAAATTGGTAGATTTCTGTAATAAATATAATATAAAATTAGTTCACATATCAACTGATTATGTATATGCTAATTCTAAGAATGGTAGAAGTGAAGAAGATATACCTGTTCATAATGAGGATTGGTATTCATATACAAAATTATTAGCAGATGGTTATATAGAACTAAAATCAAAAAATTATCTAATAATCAGACCAGGTCATAAACCTAATCCGTTTCCCTATGATAAAGCTTGGGTTAATCAGTTAGGTAATTTTGATTATGTTGAAACTATTTGTAAACAAATGGTAGATTTGATTGATGAGGATATGAGTGGTGTTTATAATATAGGAACTGAGATGAAATCAATGTATGATTTGGCTGTAAAAACTAAACCAAATGTTAAAGAAGCATTTAAACCAAATCACATACCAACCGATGTTACTATGGATATTTCAAAATTTAGGAAAATAAAATGAAGATAGCATTTTTTACAGAGATGGAGTTTAAAGGAAAGATTGATAAGAATCATCCTAATATGAGAACTGAATTTGCATGGATGTGTTCATTAGATGCAACACATATGAATCTAATGTATCATAGCACTGAAAAATTTGATTTAGGAATTGCTATAACTCCGAAAAATAATCCAACTGCGGTAAACATTGAACATTTAAAAACAATGTGTGATAAGGTGGGTGTAATGCAAGAGGGCCCATTTTGGTTGTTCCAAGATTATGATTTAGAAAAACAAATACATTATTATAATAATCTAATAGAATCTGATATAATCTTTACTCATAATGAGCAAGACAGAAAATACTATAAAGGATTAACAAATCACAAAGATGTAAGAGTACTACCATCTCTAATGATTTCAGAAGCAGTTGGTGAGTTACCAACTGAAGATAGAAGTGGTATTATGATTGGTGGTAATATGGTTAGTTGGTATGGTGGGTTTGATTCATTTATGTTAGCTAACTCAGTTACAGATGAAATCTATCAACCAAAGATGGGTAGAGCTCTACCTAACGAACAACAATTGGGTATCAACCAATTACCATATCTACAATGGAATGATTGGGTAAAAGAATTAAACAAACGTAAGATGGGAATTCATATGATGAGAACTCATGCCGCTGGTACATTTGCACTTAATTGTTCATATGTAGGTATTCCTTGTGTTGGATATGAAGAATTAGATACTCAAAGATTACTTCACCCACATCTATCAGTAGAAAATGGTGATTTAGAAAAAGCAAGAGAATTAGTAAAAAAGTTGTGGAATGATTTGGATTTTTACAAAGAAAATTGTATATTAACACAACAACTATATAAAGAAAAGTATAGTGAAAATAAATTTAAAGAAAGATTAAAGTTATGCTAAGTAAAAAAGATATAAGTTTCATTCAACCGAGTAGGAATAATCTAAAGTACCTAAAGTGGTCTTATGATTCTATCAGAAAGAACGGTGGGCCAGAACCAACCATATGTGTTGCCGATGATTTCAGTAACGATGGAACTTGGGAATGGTGTGAAGATATGATGGTAAAAGACCCAAACTTCAAAGCAATCAGAAATGATGGGCCAACAAGATTAGGACATACAATTCTATATGATGAGTTAGTTGAGATAGCTGATACTCCGATTGTAGGAATCTATCACGCAGATATGTATCTTATGCCAAAAGCATTGGATTTCGTACTAAAACATATCAAACCTATGAATGTGGTATCGTTGACAAGAATCGAACCACCACTACATCCTGATGGGCCTGAAAAGATGTTAGTAGATTTTGGAATCGAACCTGAAGAATTCAAAGAAGAAGAATTATTAAAGTGGTTTGAAAAGGTACAGATGAATCAGGCAACTAAACAAACTGAAGGAATTTTTGCTCCCTGGTTCATCTTCAAAGAAGATTTTACATCAATCAATGGACATGACCCACTATTCGCTCCACAATCAAAAGAAGATACAGATATTTTTAACAGATTCCAATTGAACGGATATAAGTTTATTCAGACTTGGGGTGGTTGCGTATATCATATGACTTGTAGAGGTAGTAGATTTGCAGATGGGGCTGAAAGAAATCCTAACGGTGAAGTGTTTATGAAGAACAGAGAAACAAATGAATGGCTAACACAAAATATCCGTTCAACTCGTAACTTCCTTAGAAAGTGGGGACACTATTGTAAACATGATTCATTGATGAAACCAATAATTCCACCAAAGTATAATATTCAGTTTAACATAGAGAATTGCAATGAAAAATTGTTAGAGATATTAGAACCCTGGTGTGATGTAATAGTTACTGATTTAGATGAAGATATTGTACAAAAATATATTAAAAAAGAACAGCCAGATACTCAGTTTGATTTGAGTAAAAGAATCAATGTAGATGTGGATTCTGATATAGAAGTCAGTTTTGATGCAAATAAATTATCAGAAAATTCTTATAAATTAATAACCGAACTATCTACCATACTTGAGTCCTCTAATATTGAGGTTGGTGAGTTTGAAGTGGACATATATAGGGTGGTTGTGAATAGGGTAAAAACATATGAACACAATTTAATTTATAGAAAGTAGTATAGTTATATGTGTTATGATGTATTATATTTTACTTCCAGATGACACCGATGAAGGTGTACAATATTCCACAAATGTATTGGGTGAATCCTCTTTTAAAAACTTTTGGGCAGAACAAGGTTTTGGAATTTTTGAAAGATTAGTAAATAAATATCCTGATACATTAGATGAAATAAAAATCAAAGATGAAAAATCTAAAGAATATACTGTAGAAGAATTTTTAAATATAATAGAGAAACTTAATTTGATTAAATAGGAGAAAGATGAAAATTGATTATGATGCCTATGAGGATTTAGACGAAATGTTCTCAGAAATGGAACACAGCGAAACTCAGAAACGAAATAAAATCAGAAATGCAAAACAAAAGAAAAAAAACTACAATGAAAGAAACCTTCAACAACCACAAGGGTTGCCTTCCAATTGGAGAGAGGGTGATAGTCATATCGGTAGACAAAAAAAAGCAAGAAACTACAATAGTTGACCCGTTTGGTACAGAGTGGGTTATACCTTCTGAGTATGTTTCTTAATCCTTCCTATATTTATAATAAACAAATGGAGTAAATTATGTTGTTAAAAGTAGGTTCAAGAGGTAACGAAGTAAAATTGTTACAAGAATTCTTAGGAATTGGAGCAGATGGTATCTTTGGTAAAGGTACAGAGTTTGCAGTAAAAGAGTTTCAAAAATTAAACGGATTAACAGTTGATGGATTAGTAGGGCCTGGAACTTGGGATTGTATGGGATTAGCAACAACTGATGATTCAGAAAAAACATATACCACCGAAAACGGATTGGTAATCAATAGACACTTTTTACCGCCAGGTGAATATAAAAGTGGAATCACAAAAAAAGAATATTGTTTCTTACACCATACGGCAGGATGGCAGAATCCTTACAGAACTGTAGACCATTGGGGTAGAGATAGTAGAGGTGCAGTAGCAACCGAATTCGTATTAGGTGGTCAATCAATCAAAGGAAATGATGATAAGTACGATGGTGTTATGGTTCAAGCCTTTCCTGAAGGACATTATGGATGGCATTTAGGAAAGAATGGTTCACAACATATGCATACACATTCTGTAGGTATCGAAGTAAATAACTTTGGATACTTAAAGAATGGTAAAACATATGCAGGAACTACGGCAGTTGAATCACAAATCGTAACATTAGATAAACCATTCAGAGGATTCAAAGAATGGCACAGATATTCAGATAAACAAATCGAAGCACTTCGTTTATGGATACTTTACATAGCAGATAGAGATGGAATTGATGTTAGAAAAGGTTTAGTAGAGGAAATTAAGAAAAAAGGTGCAGATGGATTTGAGTTCAACGAAGATGCTTATTATGGTAGAGTAAAAGGTATGTGGACACATACAAATACTAGAAAAGATAAGTTCGATATGTTCCCACAATCTGAGCTCTTGGATATGTTAGTGAGTTTATAGAATAATTTTAGTATTTTTAATTATTTTTTTACTATTTATAGGAGAAAAAGTATAACCAAATAACATTTACGGAAATTTTCTATGAAAAAGTATTTAATTTATCTGTTAATGATGATTCCTTTCTTCGGAATGGCTCAATCAAACGACAGTTGGTTCAAAGTGGAAGTTCAGTTTGATTACTACGCTCCCAGTGAATCATTCGCACTATTAACTCAAACAGGCGATACCTTAGTTAATTATCAACCTCAAAACCCATTTGAACTATGGTCAACTGTAGTTCAAGCGGATTCAGGAGATATCGATATCTCATTATTGGATTCTTACGGAGATGGTTGGCAAGGTGGCCCACAAAACAACAATTCAAACACAACGGCATTTATAAGAATATCAAATGAGTGTCAAGACACAATATTAGATTTAGATATAACAGCATTGGGAAATTTTACTCAATATGATACATCTTTTGTTTTAGACCCATGTGCACCACCTGTTTGTAATATTCAAAATGAAACCACATATCAGATATGTTTAAATGGGCCCAATTCAGCTGGTGAACAAGTATTAGTAGTATGGGAATGGGAAAACGAATGGTGTGACCCAGTCAATGTAATCTATGGTAACGAAGAAGGATGGGGGCCATTTACACAAGGTGTAAACCCAGGTGCTACCAATTATGGAATGTTGGCAGGTAACGGACAAATGCCACCTAATTGGGAAGTAGAACATTATGCATATGTAGAATACGCAGATGGTTCAGTATCAGACACAATGACATTTACACCAACACCATGTATATCAGGATGTACAGATTCAACTCAAGAAGCATTTAACCCTTGGGCTAATGAAGATGATGGAAGTTGTAACGTAACTGTTTGCGACCCAGCAACTGAATATCCAATCACAATGGAAATCACATTAGATAACTGGCCAAGTGAAACTGGTTGGACTATGAATAGTGGTGGTATTTTACAAGAAGTATTACCAGGTGAATATGATTACTCTGATTTTGGACAAACTTATACTTACAATTTTTGTGTATCTCAAACAGCAGGATTTGAATTAATCCTTACAGATACATATGGTGATGGTATGGGTGGTACTCAAACATCTGGACCAGGTACAGTTGTTATAAAAGATTGTGCTGGTGATACTCTTTGGGAAATGACTAATCCAAACTTTGGAACTACACTTTATTCAGGTCAAACAATGGCAACTTCATGTCCTGTTATTCCTGATGTGTTCGGATGTACAGACCCAGATTATCAAGAATATAATGATTCAGCAAACGTAGATGATGGGAGTTGTGCTACACTTCACATTTATGGATGTATGGATACAAACTCAATTAACTATGATTCAACAGCAACAAAACAATCGATTGTAGAACAATGTGATTACACATTAACTATAGAAGATGCTGGTGGTGATGGTTGGGGTAACTCATACTTAGGTGTATCACAAGGTGGTGTACCTCTTGGAACTTATACAATGGGGCCAGGTTTATATGAACAATCATTCCAAATTCAATTGGAAACAGATAAAGAAGTAGATGTTTACTATTTCGAAGTTAAAGGACCTCAACAATCAAATCAACAAGTAGAGTTTCAAACTTTACAAAACTCATTTACATTAGAAAATGCAGATAGTGTTGTTCTATTACAAGAAGGACAGAATCCATTCTCTAATAACGGAGCAGATGCATTACAATCATTTGAAGCCCCATTCTATACAGTTTATTCAGGATTACCTTATTGTGGTGATTATTGTATTCCAATCGTAGAAGGATGTATGGATTCAACTTCATTAAATTATAATCCTGATGCGAATGTAGATGATGGAACTTGTATTCCTTATATTGAAGGATGTATGAATCCATTGGCATTTAATTATGATTCTACTGCAACTGTAGATGATGGTAGTTGTGTACCTGTAGTTGTAGGTTGTATGGATGATACACAATTCAACTATGATTCTACAGCAAATACACCAGGTACTTGTGTTCCATTTATCTATGGATGTACAGACCCGAATTCATTTAACTATGACCCGAATGCTAATACAGACGATAGTAGTTGTGTACCAATCATTTATGGTTGTACAGACCCAACATCATTTAATTATGATTCTACAGCAAATACGGATGATGGTTCGTGTATTGCTAGAATCTACGGATGTACTGATTCAACTCAGTTCAACTACGACCCAACAGCAAATACAGATGATGGAAGTTGTCAACCATTTATATATGGGTGTATGGATGTTAACTCATTAAACTATGACCCAACCGCTAATACCAATCAGGTATCAGCAACGGATTTCACAAATCCTTGTATTCCTATTGTATATGGATGTATGGATTCAACATCATTTAATTATGACCCAACCGCAAATGTAGATAACGGAAGTTGTGTACCATTTATATATGGTTGTATGGATGTTAATTCGTTTAATTACGACCCAACGGCAAATGTAAACCAAGTATCAGCAACCGATTTATCGAATCCTTGTATTCCGATTGTGTATGGTTGTACTGATTCAACTTCAGTAAACTATGACCCGAATGCAAATGTTGATAACGGAAGTTGTATTACGGCAGTTGTAGGATGTACGGATGTAGCAGCTTACAATTATGACCCGAACGCAAACGTATCTGATTCAACGGCTTGTTTATATGATGCAGGTTGTGTTGGTGGACCAGGTGAACCATATTGGTTAAACAATCCTTGTTATGCGTGGGTAATTGATGTAGACCAATACTGTTGTGATACAGAATGGGATTCAGATTGTGCATCACTATATGATTATTGTGTAGATGGATATCCATTAGATGTTGAAAGTTTAGGTGGAAACAGAATCGCTGTATTCCCAAATCCAACATCTGATAAAATTAATATAAGTACTACTTTGAAAGATGTAAATTATGTTTTATATGATTTGACTGGTAGAGTACTAAAAAGTGGTGAAGATGTTAAACAAAGTGAGATTGATATAAGTATCTATCCAAATGCTGTTTACTTACTTCAAATAGAGTATGGTGGAAACATATACAATAAGAAAATTATAAAGGAGTACAGATAAAATGAAAAAAATATTTATAGTATTATTATGTTTACCTTTCGTTATGTTAGGACAGGATACAAAAGTAATCCTTCCAGGTGTAGAACAGAAGAAAGAAGAAGTAAAAAAACCATCTGAATTTCAGAAGAAACTAAAAAGAGAGTTTAAGTTCTCTACATTCTATGTTGCATTCAATGGTAATAACTCTGTTTCAGATGTAACAAGTTATTCAGTAACAGATGGGTTGACATCAACTAGAACATCAACTCCATATGATTATTCAGCAGTATTTGGTATTAGAAAAATTCAAAGATTTGGATATGAACCAAATATTCAAAACAGATTTAAAAATGGTACTGAGAACTCATTCTCAGATGCCGCAACTATCGGTAGTAAATCAAAAGGATTTGAATATCTATTTGAATTAGATTATAGAAGGCAACAAGGTAAATCATTCCTTAGTCAAGACCACTTCATAAGATATATTGCTGATAAGTATGTTTTAAAAGTTGAGTATTTAGAAGATGCATTTGCAGATATTAACTACTTTGAATCATCTCAGAGATATAGACATAAATTCAACAGAAAGTTCTCAGTAAATGTAGGTGCAGTACAGAGAATTTCAGAACCTTATGGATTCGACCCTTTAGCAGATTGGATATTACAGACAGGTGATATTCACTTTACTAATTTAGCAATCGAAGAAATGGGTTATGGTGTAGATTTTTCTGATGTAGATAACATTCAATACTTAAATCCAGCTGGGAATGTGGTTGCAACGAGTACCGAAGTATGGGAAGCTGTCGTTATTCCACAAGTTTTATCAGATTATGTTGCCAGAGAAAGAGCATTACTTCCTCAAAAATGGGAATACTCTTTAGTATTGGGCTTCGATTACTATTATTATAGTAAAGATTTTTGGTTACACTCTTGGGGTAACTTACTGCCTTATCACCTAAAAAGTGATAAACAATACAGTTATCATAAGTACAATGGTGGAAATTGGATAGATTATTCAGGTGGTTTAGTATTTGGATATAGATTCACAAAATCATTAGGAATATTTACAGAAGGTAAATACCACAAATATTGGAATCGTAGTTGGTACGATTTCTCAATGGGTGTTAACTTTATAATATTATAGGGGTAAAAAGATGGCAAAACAAATAGGAGAAGAAACTAAAATTACATTAGATTTAAAAACGATTGCTATGATTTTAGTTGGGGTTGCAACAGTAGTAGGTATGTGGTTCGCTTTACAAGCGGATATAGAAGAAGCAAAAGAACTTCCAATAGCACCACCACCAGATGTAACTAGAATGGAATACGATATGAAAGACCAATTGATACGTCAAACAATTATGACTACTCAAGAGGACGTTCAAGAACTTAAAGAAGATATGAAACGTATTGAAGAAAAAATAGACAAACTACGATAAAAAGGGGTTCATATGAAAAAGTTTTTATTAATACCATTCATACTACTTAGTAACCTATTAGGAGCTCAAGTAGTAGTATTGCATTTTAATGCAGGATGGAATGAGGCTAACGATGTTACTTGGGTTGATGAGTTGGAAGATTGTGAGATTGAACATATTGATATTGCAAAAAAACCAAAGTTACAACAAAAATGGAAAGTAGTTGTTGTACCTACTGTACTAATTCTTCAGTACGATGAAGAAAAGAAACGGTATCAAGCTGATTTAAGTTTTAAGATGGCAGCGACACGAGAAGAAGTTCAAAATAAAATAGATGAAATAATAATGAGTGGATTTTAACATCTACTATACTTATCGATAGAAAGGAGTTACGTTTATGAAATGGATTTGGAGAAAAATTATGGCTTTTGGAAACATATTTAAAGATGATAACGACATCAATGAAAAAAATGTAATTGGGTTTATGTCATTCGCAGTAATGACTATATTCGCAATTGTAGATTTAACAACAGGATATTTCGGAAAAGATTTAGTAATCAATGAGTTTATATACAATTCATTTGTATGGATTACATTAGGATGTTTCGGAATCGCTGGTATAGAGAAATTCGCAAAAAACTAAATAAAAATAACTTACTTAATAACAATGTTAAACATAGCGGAAGAAAAGATGATTTTACTTAAAAATACCTACCTAATAGGGGGAATGGGGATAACATCTCTATGTGCTTTCTTAGGAAGTTACCTTATGGATTTGACAATGGGTAATGCAGAACAATATATGGCAGTGATGTTAGTATTATTGTTAGATGGATTCTTCGGAGTAATCGCAGGGATGAAAAGAGAGGGTTTCAAGACCTATAAAGCTCTCAAAGTTTTGAAAAATATGTTTGCGTGGGTGGTAATCCTCACCGTTATATTATCAATCGAATTAGGATTTAAGGGTACATCTTGGTTATCCGAAACAATTATAGCACCATTTATGGTATTTCAAATGATATCAGCACTCAAAAATGCATCAATGGCTGGATTCATTAAGAACGAACTTCTAAACGAAATCTTAGATAGAATCGACTCTCACAAAGGAAAACGTAGTAAATAACCTTTATTCCAAATAATTACATATTTATAACTGTATGAACAATATAAGAGAATATGGTTGGAAAGATTGGATTTCAAATCCTCAGAACAAATCTTTATATGAAAAAGATATGAATGAAGGATTACGTCAATTCAAAATTGAACAACAGAGAAGAAACAAATTAGTCCAAGTGGCTAGTTTTAACCAAAGAGGATATTAATGGAAAAGATAGATAAGTTAATTAATCTTCTTGAAAAGAAATATGGGAGTAAAACCATAACTGAAGGAAGTAAATTAAAAGTTAAAGATATAGTACATCAAGAGATAGGAAGGGTCATAGAGTCCCTTAAAGAAGTTGATGATTCTGATAATCCGATGACATTCAAATCACTTGAAAAGGTGATGAACAAAAAATGAGTGTTGATGGTTGGATTCGTTTGGAAACAAGTCTTTTTGGAAGTTGTTTAACATTTAATATTATTTCAATGGTGTAGGACAATAATATATGCCGAAGTATAGTAGAAAAGATATGCCTCAAGTGAATACCCAAAATCTGGGTAAAGCTATTTCTATGGCCAAATCCAAAGTGAAAGTAACCAAAGGAATGAATCTTGCTGCAGAACTCAAACCATCACAGAAAGAACTCATACCATCTAAGGTAAAGGGAGTTGCTAAGAAATACGATAAACCTACAGATATGAAACCTTTAATCATATCTAAAGATAATTACATAATAGATGGACATCATCGTTGGGCGGCTGCAATATATAAGTTCGGTAACGATGTACAAATACCTACATTTACATTACATCTAAAAAGAGATAAGGCCATTGAAGTATATAAAATGATTTCAATATCATTAAATGAAGCCATGTCATTGGCGGCTAGAAAAAAATTAGCTCGTAAATCAAAATCCAAACTTAAAAGAGGAATGAAGAAACGTATCAAAAAGATGAAGAAAAAACGTTCTAATTCAGATTTACAAAAAGCAGCGATAAGACAAGCAAAAAATATATTGATAAAAAAGATGATGAAGAAAGCTCCATCTGAATTATCGATACAACAAAAAATGAAGTTCTCAGAAAAGATAGCTAAAAAGCCTGGTAAGATTCAAAAGATAGCTAAAAAGATATTTCCAAAATTAAAACAAGCTGAAATAGAAAGAGTGAAAAAGATGAAGGCCAGAAACACTCAAAAGAACGAAGGGTGGAGTAACAAATACAAAAAAAGTATTGATTGTAACAACCCAAAAGGATTCTCTCAAAAAGCACATTGTGATGGTAAAAAGAAAAGAGAATTAAAAGAAATTTACTTTGATAGGTTTGGTAATAAATGTAAAAACCCAACTACATTAGATGGTAGATGTATTGATAAGTACCATCCATCACCAAATATCAGAGAAACACTTCAGTACAATCAGATACCACCATCTATGATGAAAGATTTTTTACCAACTGGGTATATGAGTTACACAACACCTGAAGAAAAGAAAAAAGCATTAAAATTGTATAAAGATTTAAAAAATACAATCAATAAGTTTTGGAAAGACCATAAAATTAATAGGAAGATAAAATGAGAAAGAAACTTATATCTGTACTTTTAGTAAGTACATTGTTGGTTGGGTGTGGTAGCACAAAACCAACTACTGAGGAATGTTGTAAAAACGAAACTGCTATAGAGAAGGTTGTATCTAAAGACCCAATAATGAAATTACTTGCAACTTCATTAATTATATATGCAATTCAGTTACTTGTAACAAAATAATTTAACAAATTTTAACAGAAATAATTTGGATAATTGAAATATTATTCGTATATTAGGGTATGATGAGAAAAGTAGATTTTATAAATAAAGTGTTTGAAAACGAAATAAAGACTCTAAATGAGGGTGGTAGAATCCTCAGAGTTTTTGATTTCGATGATACTCTTGCTAAATCAACGGCATTTATCTATGTAAAACACAAAGATGGTTCTGAATCAAAGTTAGACCCAGCTCAATATGCAAAGTACAACTCTAAATCAACGGATGTATTTGATTTTAGAGATTTCAATAAATTACTAAATAACCCAAAGGTAATCCAAAAGAACTTTAAACTTCTACAAAGAATGTTGGATAACCCAAATAAAAAGGTTACAATACTTACTGCAAGAAAACTTGCGTTCCCAATCAGAAAGTTCTTCAAAGATGAGTTTGATATGGAAGTTTATGTTGTGGCATTGGGTAGTAACAATCCAAAAGATAAATCAGATTGGATTGAAAAACATATCAAAAAAGGATATACCGATATTGCATTTATGGACGATTCATCTAAGAACGTTAGAGCAGTTGATAAATTGAAATCAAAATATCCTGATGTTAGGATAAAAACCCACTTAGTTAGGGAACATATTGATGCGGAAGTACAAAAATATGTAAATAAACTAATTCACTAATTTTAAAATCATATTTATAAGCAAATGAACTACGAAAACAAAGTAATGAATTCTGCGTTT